CCGGGACCGTCACGGTCCGAAACGGTCCCGGGTCTGCAGCGCATCACTTCGTGCTGCGCTGCGCCCGGGACACGAGAGCTTCAAGTGAGTTCCTTCTCCAACAGCACGCGGGTGGTGCGGTACTGCGGCAGCAGCTTGCGCCAGCCGCGGCGGCCGTAGATGCCCATGGCGGCGCAGCCTTGCGTCCTGCCGTAGGCCTCGAGACCCGCGATCAACGGCAGCCATTGCGAGCGGTCATGACCGCCGCAGGCGACGATGGTGCAGAACGTCTCGCCGTTCGCTTGGCTGAGTTCGGTCACCGCCGCGGCCTTGATTTTCTCGCCGTTCCACGCGAGCCAGAGGAGCGCACGCCCGTCGCGCACGGAATGCTCGACGTCGGTGAAGCTCGAGAGCCGCCCCTTCTCCATCGCCGCCTTGATCAACGATGCCACGTGCGGCCAGAACTCGCGCGCCTGCGCCGGATCGACGCAAATCAGCTCACAAGGTGGATGGCGAATAGCGAATGGCGAATCGTGTCTGCTATTCGCCATTCGCGATTTGCCATTCGCGATCTGCTCAACCGAGCGCGACATAAAGAAAGGTCCGATCGGCCTGCGCGTTGTTGGCGTGGGTGACGACGAAGGAGCCGTTGTTGACGGCGCCGATATACATCGTGCCGTTGCCGATCTCGGCCGCGGCGTTGGCGGTCTTCGCAAACGGCAGCACCGTCGAGCCGGCGCCGCAATTGCGCGCCGTGACCGTGGTCGAGGCCGCGTTGGGCGTGAGCGTGAACGATCCCACCGCGTTCGATCGGCCCTCGAACAGGTCGCGCACCGCGCGCACGATCTTGTAGACGTCCTTTTCGTCGGGCGAGAGCGTGTTAGCCATTGGGCTTTATTCCTTTGGGCTTGATGCACAACGACACCGCGGTTCGCAGCGGCAAACTCGCTCTGCTCCTCTCCCCGTCCTTACGGGGAGAGGGTAACCGCTTGCGTCATCGCACACCTTCTTGCGCCATCATCGGCTCGACCCCGCTCGCGAACGTCCACGCGGTGCCGGCCGGGATGCGCAGGCGGCCGCGCGCCAGGCGCGCGGACACGTTGGCCGGGCACAGCCCCTTGCCGTTGACCACCTGCTCGCTCGAATAGGTCACGCCCGACTGCAGGTTCTCGCGCGCGCCGATCGAGCCGTAGCAGGTGGGCGCGTCGGTCATGGGGCGAAAGCCCTTGACCCGCATGCGGCGATCCAAAGTCTGCTCCGCAGTATCGAGGGTAGCTTCGAGCGCGGGGCCGCCGGCGAGCGGGCCGCCGAAGAAGCCGAGCTTGTGCGAGCTGTCGACGATCGAGAGCTGCGCGAGCGCCGAGGTGGCGACGTCGTCGAGCGAGAACGTGAGCGCGTCGATCGACGGCGAGATCGCGTCGAGGCCCTCGAGCGTGAGGCCCGGGCGCGCCAGCGTGGCGAGATATTCCCCGCTCTGCACGATCAGCGCGGCGCGCTCGATGCCGTAGTCGTAGACGAGGATCTTGTCGAACAAGGAGGCCGAGCCGGCGAGCGATTTGTAGGTCCAATAGACGCGCGTGGCGCGCGGGTCGCTGGCGCCGATCACGAGGTGCAGCTGGCCGGCGTCGACGTCGGCGAAGAACGTGCGGTCGAAGCGCTCCTTGCCGATCGGGACCGGCATGATCATGTAGAAGCCATCGTTGCCGCAGAAGAAGAGGCGATCGCCGGCGCGCACCAGCGACAGCGGCGCGAAGATTCCCTTGTCTTGCGCCACGCGGTCGATCTGGAACACGTAAGGCGCGCCGGGCGCGAAGATCATGCGCCGCAACGAGCCGTCCTGCGTGATCAGTCCGGTCTCGCCGCCGCCGATCGCGCGCACCACGCCGCCGTCGGGCAGGTCCTGGAAGTCGCTCGAATTCACGCCCGACGTCCAGGTGGTCACCGCGTTGAGCCCCGACCATTGGATGCGGTAGGGCGTCGCGGTGCCGAGCCCCGAGAGCACGACGAAGCGGTTAACCACCGCGACGTAGCGCGCCGGCGGCGGCGAGCCGCCGAGATCGGCGAACGCCGACGAGGAGGTGAGATCGAACACCTGCGGCACGGTGTTGATCTGCGCCGCGATGACGAAATTGTTGAACTGCGCGAACTGCCACTGCTCGCCGTTGCCGACGGCGGTATAGCTGCCGCCGGCCTTGCTGACGTCGGTCCACGAGAAGTCGGTGTTGTTGAGCTTGTAGAGCTTGCTCGCGGTGGCGGCGAACACGGTGACCGACTGGTCGGCGTTGCGGGCATAGAAATAGCCGCGGCACGGCGCGGCCAGCACCTGCGAATACGGCGAGACGCTCGCCACCGGGCCGTAGCCGTCGAGGCGCGGAAACACGTTCTCAATGCGCTGCGAGCTTGCCGCCTTGTACGGCGACAGATCCGGCTTCCAGTCGGCGAAGGGCAGCACGGTCATTGGTTCAAAGCTCCGCTAGAGCGGCCCTCAGAAGTCGGTCATGGCCGGGCTTGACCCGGCCATCCATCCTCTTGCGAAAAGGATGGACCCGCGGGTCAAGCCCGCGGGTGACGATTACGGCGTTACACCCATCACGCGCGCGGCGCCGGGATCGCCGCCGCGCGTCTTGTTGTTGAGCTTGTCGATCTCGTCGAAGATCTCGTCGCGGCGCGCCTTCCATAGGGGCGCGCGCTCGTCGTTCACGCCGAACATCTCGGCCTCGACCAGCGATCCGAAAAGGTAGAGGTCGGGATGCGCGGTCAAAAGCCAGTTGGGATCGGTGGTCGCGAGCGCCGGGATCTTCTGAAAATAGTTGACCTCGAGCGCGGTCTGATCGAGCGGCCTCACCTTGAGCGTCGCGCCTTCGATGGTGAAGATGCGCGGCACGTCCGCGGGCGCCGACGGATACGCCGCCTGCAGGTAGGACGGGTGCACGTAGGCGAGCTCGACCCGTGGCGAGCCGGTCCAGGTGACGCGCCGCAGCGCGAGATAATCGGCGGGCAGCGTCGCCGAGCCGTTGGCGTCGGGCGTCAGATTCGTCGTCGCCTCCTGCTGGCGCACGCGCAGCCTTCGATTGGCGCAGGCCTCGAACAGCGCGATGAACTCCGGGATGCGCGCGGCGAACAGGCTATGATCGAGCCAGTTGCCGATCGCAGTCTGCAGCTCGGCGTAGGTGGTGATGCTCATGGCCTCATCATCCGTTCATTCCCGCTCCTGGGTGAAGTCCAGCGGTAGCAATCTCCTCCGCTCATTCCCGCGCATAGCGCGGGAACGAGCGGATGTTGCTATCTATCGGTGCGCAGGTATTTCCAGTCCGGATCGGCGAGCTTGCGCGCGACGAGCGCGTCGAATTCCTTAGTGAACATGCGCAGGCCGGTATGTCCCCGCGCGTGCGCCTCGTTGAGCCACTTGAGCAGGATCACGTTGGGGATGGTGGCGACGTGACGGCCCCAATCGCTCGTCTGCGGCTCTGCGCGCAGATTCTGGTTGCGCTCGAGAATCGGCTCGACGTCCTGCGTGGCGCTGGCGATCACTGTGCCGGCGCGGTCGAGCGAGACAGCCCTACGCATGGCGCGATCACGCGGACGGCGGCTCGATGATGTCGTAGGCGCGCCCGACGACGAGCGGGGCAAAGCATTTGCCGATCAGCTGCTTGAGCAGCGCCACGTCCTCGACCGCGAGCTCCTGCTGGCCGCCTTTCGACGCGACCTCGGCCAGGCGGAAGCGCTTGACCTTGTCCTCGGCCGCGAGGCTCTGCTCGTCGGCATAGCTCGCCAGCAGCGCCGTGCAGGCCACGCGGCCCAAGGTGGCGTCCTTGTCCCCATCCTTGACGGCGTCGCCGTCGAGGTCCTTGATCACGGCCGAAAAGTCGATTTTCATATCCTGTCTCTCAAGGAGGGTCCATGCGATCGCTGTTGCGTAAAGGCTTGCCAGTAGCCGATCGCGCGCTACGGGCGGTCGGTTTGGCCCGCGTCGGACCTAGCAGCGGTGATCCCTTTCGCGATGTCGACCCTTTGGTGCGCGCGATTTACGAGACGGTGAAGCCGTTCACCGTCACTGGACCGTCCGCAGTTTTCACGCTTTGCGATGCTATGCGCCATGTCGTTCGTGCGAAAGTCCCCGGCGCGTTCGTTGAGTGCGACGTGTTCATGGGCGGAAGCTCGATGGCAGCCGCGTTGATGGCGAAGCACTTGGCTACCGAGTTGGACATCCACCTATTCGACACATTCGAAGGGATGCCGCGACCTACCGAGCGCGATGCCTTTATTTATTCCGGCAAACCCGCGCTCGAAATCCAGGGCTTCTACGACAACACCGGCAGAGCATGGACGCGATGCGACGAACCGGCCGTGCGCGCCAACATGGCCCTCACCGGATACGACCCACAGCGTGTCCACTTCCATCGCGGAATGGTCGAACACACAATTCCCGATCAAGCCCCGAAACAGATTTCCGTTCTACGCCTCGACACAGATTGGTACGAATCGACGAAGCACGAACTCGTTCACCTTTGGCCGCGCCTTTCGCCTGGCGGCATTCTGATCATCGATGACTATGGCGAGTTCACCGGCGCGCGCGATGCCGTGGACGAGTATTTCAAGGATAATCCAATCTTCCTGTTCCGCATCGATTACAGCCGCCGGATGGCCGTCAAGCCGCCTGATAGTTCAAGGTCGTGATCGTTTGTCCGTCGGGCGTGAACAGCCGCTGCTTGCGGATTTCGGATGGCCCGGAGCCGACGCGAAGGTTCTCGAGCTCCAGGCAAAAGGTGATGTTGTTGTTCGGTATCCACCACAGATGCGTGGCGTCAAGCTGCAGCCAATCGTCGCGATTGAACTGCGAGCACTCGATCTTCATCTGTCCCCAGAACTTTGGGATAAACACGCCGAGCGTTGAGATGCAGCTGCGGATGCTGCATTGGCCGCCGACTTGGGTCAGAAAATATCCGTTCCCCGTCGCTGTGTGACTGCAGGCATCGACGCTGAGCGCTTGGCCCCCGGCATTGTTAATACAGTTTGGGCTCTCGCTGCGACAACCCGAGATCGCCATGGCGTTGGCTTGCGATGCGCCGGTGTAAACGTCCGACTGCGTTGAGAGCTGAAAGCCGACACCGCTGATGCGTGGCACCGAGCCGGTGCCGATGAAGATGGCGATGCCGCAGTTCTGGAAGTCTCCGCCGATGATCGTCTGCTGGAGTGCGTTCGCGTTCGACGTCAGCAAGCCCGCGGTCGAGCACGAGAGCCAAAAGCAGTTGAGAAACAGGTTTTCCGAGCCCATGAAGCCGGAATGCCCGATCTCGATGCCGATCGAGCCGCCGTCGAAGAGCATGTCGGCAAAAGGTGTTCGACTGCAGCGCCGGACCTCCGGCCGACCCATCCCAATCGAGATCGAAGGACTTTCCGCCGGCGGCGGCAGTCAGTCGCATCGCTTCAAAGCGCGCGTAGCCGCATCCGTTTGTGACAAATACGGACGCACCAGGTGTAGCCTGCTCAATCTGCGTCACGAAGCGCCCGGCACCGATGATGCGGCCGCCGTGGAGATATTTGACCGTCAGCGGCGCGCTGATCTTGTAGTGCCCCGGCGGGATGTAGAGCGCCTTGTTTTGGCGGACGTTGGCGGTGCCGTGCGGCGCGTCGGATGGGCCGAAGCAGAAATCGAGCGCGGCCTGGAGCGCCGCGGTGTCGTCGGTCGCAAAGTCGCCGACGGCACCAAAGCGGCTGTCCTTGACGCTGACCGGTTCGTAATCGGCGAACAATAGCATTGGAGCCACCATCACGCCGCCGTCGTCAGCGCCGTCCAAGTCGTGCCGCCATCGGTGTTGCTGTAGGCGCGGTTGTTGGTGGCGCTGCCGTCGCTGCGGAGGTAGAGCGAGCCCTTGGCCGCGCTGAGCGTCGGCGCACCGGAGCCGAAGAAAATACCGAAGTTGGCGGTGTTAGAGAACATCAGTCCGAGGCTTGCGGTGCCGCCCGCAGGGATTGCCGATGTCGCTGCGACAGTTGGTCCATTAACGCCAGTTTTTAAATCAATGATAGAATTGCCCGCTTGTCGAAGGCTCAGCGTCCGAACGGTGCCAGTTCCCGCCTTGTTGCTGTCGATGACGAACGTGTTTGAGCTGACAAAAGCCGACAGGTACTCGAAGTTGTTGACGACGGAAGAGTCGGCTCCGTTGATGATCGCCCAGCCGCCAGAATTCGCTCCAGCGATCTGGAGGCCGGTGGAAGCGCGCGCGGAGTTAAAGAAGCTGTACTTGGAGACCCCGCCGATCTGTAGGTCCACAAGTTTTGTGCTCGCGCCGCTCGCCGTATCTGTGATGTTGAGCTGAATCGCGTTCGGATTGCCGCTCGTATTCCACGTGCCCGAGAGATCAAGCAGAGCTTGGGCATTCGTGCCGGTGAGGCTGTACGAGGACGCGACCAGCGCCTGCGTGTTCGCTGCCGGGGACAACGTCTGCGTGGCGCCGAATGTGTTTGCGGCATTGAGCAGCGGCACCGTGCCGCCGCTGGCGCCGGTGTTCACGAACGCCGCCGTGCCGAGCGTGCCGCCGGCGCCGACGTTGAGGGTCGAGCCGTCGGTGCCGGCGAGCGTCAGCGTGTTCGCGGCCGTCAGCGTCTTGCCGCTCGCGACGGAGACCGCGCCGGCGCCGACGATGAAGGCCTTGAGCTGGTTGGCCGTGACCTTGACGTCTTGCGCGCCGTTGTCGGAATAGAACAGCTCCGGGCCGGTCAGCGCGCCGGAGGCGGTCAGATTGGCGAGCGTCGAGTTGGCCATGGTCTAATGTCCCAACAGGAGGAGGTTTGAGCCGTTGCGCAACAGCAGATGCGAAGAGCCGTCGCGCAACAGCAGGCTCGACAGACTCGACAGACGCGCCGCGATCGCGCGCAGACCCATCCGGCCGAACTCGCCGGCGCCGAGACGTCCGAACGCCATCACGAAACCTCGGTCACGTTGAGCGTGCCGGCGGACGACACCTGGATGGCGGCCACCTTCTGCCCTGGCGTCACCGTGAAATACTCCGCCGCCAGCGCGGGCAGATACGTGTCGGTCGCGACCGCCGTCGGCGTTCCATCGCTGATCCGGATGCGGCAATCGGTAGTGGCGACGAGCCGCACCTTGTAGGTCTGCGCGCCGAAGGCGGCGCTCGCGGCCGAGCTCGAGCCGTACGCCACGTCCTGCGACGCGCCGAGGCGGCCGGTGCCGATGTATTGAACCGCGCCCATGGCTCAGGCCTGCTTGAGCACGGCGGTGAAGTTGCCGGCGATGTTGGCGCCGGAGGAGCCGGACGGCGTGAACGAGACGGTGTCGTCTTCGTTGGCGTAGGTCTTGGCCGTCGGCGTCATCGACGCGACCTGGCCGGCGCCAGCGCCCGCCACCGGCAACGTGAAGGGGCTGCCGCCGATCGCAGCGCCGTTGAGCGCGACCGCGATCGAGCAGTCGGCCGCCGTGATCGCGCCGTTTGCCACCGCCGTGAGCTTTTCGATGCTGCAGCGGAACGGCACGCGCAGGTACGCGGCGACCAGGGATGCACCGATCGAGGGCGAGTGGGCCGAAATGTGGACAACGGTGAGTTTATGAGTGCTCGGGTAAGCCATGTTGGTCTCCTGATGCTTGAGCATGCCGGTGCGCTCCCTCGCCCCGCCTTAAGCGCGTTTACGCGCGTCTTCGACGCGCTACGGCGGGGAGAGGGTTGGGGTGAGGGGCCGCTCGCGGCGCCCCTCACCCGAACGAGATTGCGGATCAAATCTTGCGCCCTCTCCCCGCTGACGCGGGGCGAGGGCACCTGCCGCACCGACCGTGTTACGACGTGGTGTTGTCGAATACGCCGCCGCTCGACTTTTCGTTGCGGGCGACAAGCGAGTATTCCGACAGCATCTGCCGCCGCTCGCTGTCACCGGTGCGGGCGAGCGGGATCGACACCATGCGCCGCCCGTTGAGGTAGGCGACCGCCCACATCTCCATCTGCAGCACGAGCACATCACGCGCGCGCTGGAAGCGGTTGGGCACGACCTTGAGGCGGCCGAAGTCGGACTCGTAGACATCGACCGCGGCCACGATCTTCTTGGAGCCGACGTCCTCGATCGGCGTGGCGCGGCCGGTGAAGCTCGAGAACGCCTGCTTGTTGAAGCCGCCGACCATGATCATGTCGGGCTTGCCGCCGGCGTTCCAGATCGACTGCAGCACGCTCTTGAGGTTCGCCTCGGTGAAGGCGCGCTGCGTGCCGTCGGTGCGCGTGCCGGTGCCGTCGGCGGCGGAGGGATCGGAGCCGGTCGCGCCTTTCGACGTGT